GAACAACCAATAATCGAAGAAATATACACCTACTTGATTAATGGCATGCCAGCCTTGGCCGTGTTTGACCCGCCGGATTCTATCTATGACCTAGGGTGGAATAGGGTAGAGAGCTTCATGAGTCTGGAGTTCCGCAACTGGAATATAGCTGACAAGTTCATTGAACTGCTTGATAAGAAATACTACCTTTCTCGTGTTCGGCACAATGCTCTTGACTTGGATATGGAGAATCTCAGGTCAGGCAAGGCCATGCGACTACAGCGCATACCGTCTATAAAGGTGAGAAACTTCTTCTTGACCGATCACCGCAAGCTAGGACGATCAAAGGATGGTCGTATCATGGTCAACCCCTACTGGATATCCTTCGGGACCAAAGTCAAGCTGGCCTTCAGCCTCAAGGCGCACCAACCCCCGCTTCTCCAGTGGATTAAACGCGTAGCGGCTAAGAACACCAGCATAAAGACCCCGGTAGTTAATGATGGCTTTGCCGTCAATCTGTTCTCCAACTTGAATGAGGCCGCTGCCGACATACGGAAGCTGGGTCAATACTACGATATCCCAGCCGCTGATCTGAGACAAGAGTTGCGTGAAATGAGGGACGACATCCGCCTGTTGAAGCGCAAGAAGAATCGGCCAACTGGGTAATAGCAACTACTACACGGGCGGGGGTGCCCCCGCCCGAATATGCTAAGGAGAACCAGTAATGACAGATAAGCTGTCTCAAGCAGTAGCTACAAGTATCTCAACCAATTCTCAGGTGGAGATTTCACGCACAAACTTCATGGACATTACAGTAACCAGCACTGGGAACAGGTGGGTAGACCCCCTGACGCCTAGACTGCTGTCTTTACTTCGTAGCAGGCGTGACCTAAGCCCGTACCCGTACAATGGTAAGCCAATAACCACGGTGAGCTATGAAGTGTATGGAACTACCAGTGCATGGGAGACTATACTATACCTAAACGGGTTTCAACACCCAGATGAAATACCCAATGGCTCGATTCTACAAATCCCGTCAACTCAATTGGTGCAAGATGCCAAGGAACTTAACGACTACAAGAAGTCAACTAGAGGGACCATAGTCATAACATGACAATGCAGGGCGTTATGGGTCAGTGGAACATTCAGTTGAATATTGGTGGGCTAGATATAACGGCTAACCCTACTACTGTTCCCGTACTGAATTGGTTCCAGACCATCCACCAGAATTTGCCGTCTATAAACCTCGTAGTAAATGACATTACTGGCGAGTTATTGAATTACGCTATGGACGGGGCCGCCATAGACATAACCCTTGGTGACGGCGGACAGAATGAAACAACCTCACGATTCAATATTCAGGGGTCACCACAAATAGCGTTGGGTAACTCTTACTACCGATTTAAGATAAATGCTGTGCTCGACGCCATGCCGTACATGCGCAAGATAGCATCTGGTCTTTATGAGGGCCAGAGTAGCAATGCGCTGTCGAAGGTTGCTCAGCAAAGCGGTCTGTCCTTTGACGGTCACACTACCAATGATTCACAAGTGTGGCTTCCCAATAACCAAACACTTGCAGGGTTTGCCCGGATGGTGTCAAGCAGGGGTTGGGCGTCAGCCTCAAGCTCAATGCTACTAGCTGTAACTGACAAGTTCAATCTACTATATAAAGACCTTGACAGGGTTATAAATGGCGGGTCTAAGGCTACTTTTGGGCAGGGCGGGATTCCTATGCTTGACTACTCCGCCACGTCTAGGGGAATGATAGCCAATAATAACAGGGCGTTAGGGGTGACGGCGTCCGGGTTTGACTCTGCTGGTGCTTTCAAAGAGCTGGCCAATATATCTGTACTACAGCTATCCAACTTCTTCAACTTCAGCTCTGCAAACAAAGAGGCCATTGGTAAACTTGGCGGACGTTTGGATCAGATCGTTAGAGACGCTGGCAACGTCCATGACAAGTTTGATGACGCGCTGCACCAGAACAAGCGGCTGCGGGCGATGTATTCGTTTGATCTGAATGTTCTTACCGATGTAGTCACAGACATAGAGCTGCTAAGCCGCGTTACAGCCAACGTTCTGGATCATGTAAAACCTAGCCAGATCAATACCGCCTTGTCGGGTGACTACATAGTAACTTCCATAACCAAGTCTCTCACCAGCCCTAAATACGTTGAGAGACTAACACTTACGTCAACAGGAACCAACTGAGGTATTAGCTACAATGGCCATGAGCGATGTCAGCCGTGACTTCAAGCGACCGTCTTTAGACAAGACGACGTTTGAGGGGTACGTAGTCGATACCAATGACCCGGACAAACGACAACGGGTCAGGGTAAGAATCCCCGTTCTTCACCGGGGTATCCCAGATGACAAACTACCGTGGGCTAACATCCAGTCAGGGGCAACGGCTAACGCTGGTGGTGGCGTGGGGACGGTGCACGTCCCAGAGAAATATTCAAAGGTCAACATCAATTTCCTTGAAGACGACCCCCACAACCCTCAGTATTCGTCATCCCCGGCGTCAGACGATGTCAACAAAGAGAACGAGCTACTACAGGAAGACTATCCAGACACCTACGGCAGCGTCGACTCCTATGGGAATAGGGTGTCGGTAAACCGAGCAACTGGCGACTACGCTATATTACTGCACAAGTCTGGAACGACCATCACGGTTGACGGGGCAGGGAACGTCAATATAACCTCACCAACTACTATAAACATGGTTTCAGGTGGGGACATACGAATAAATGCCGGGGGTGAGCTACGGCTCCATGCAAGGGGCGGAGACGTGAACGTTGCTGGCTCCCCCAACATTCAATTGAACACCAATGGGCCGGACTCTGCAATGCTGCCTGGGTCTAGGTCAACCCCGGTTATAAAAGATCAATCTGGAAAGACGGAGATGTAGCCTCATGCCCGAGCGTTTCGATAAGCTTGACGCCCTAAAGTACATAAAGGCATCAGGTAGTGAACTTCCATTTAATACGTCAACTCTGTCCGTCCCTGTCCCAACCATAATTTACTACTCGGACATAAATAACATGTTTTCCTTGGACGGCGATGAAGTAGTGGTCATAGAATATGAAGCAGTAAACAGGCAGATAACAAACATATTGTCAACTCCATTGGGTAGTGAGTCATTTGAGCCGACGTTTGGTTCTTTACTTCCTTACAGACTGTTTCAAACTGTCAGCCCGGTTACTGCGTGGGTAATAGAGAATGACACCATTGAAGCGCTAAAGAAGTGGATGGGGGGCAGGATAACAGTCAACGGCCCAAGCTCATATGTTCGGCCACTCTACGGCGATCCTGATAATGAAGGCTACGAGATAAACTTGACTTACTCTATAAACAGGACTGGGAAATCCAGTAACTATAACGCCGCAATACTGCGGTAACAAGGGAAGCCACCAATGGCCGTAACTACTATTTCAAAGCTATCGACCGCAGTCGTTGACAACCTGTTTATTGAATACCCATCGCTATTCGGGGTAGCCAGTAAGTCAGTGTACGTCAACGCGTTCCAAGCTGCTGCGTCTGCTATAATAGGCACTGACATAGCTCTCGACACAACTACACCTGATTACGAACGGGTAATGATGACCCTTATTCAGGAGCTTAGCAAAAACAATGAATGGCGTGACCTGATAACGGCTGGATCGGGGCAGGCATTACTACGAATGATATCCTCGGGCATAGCGTTTGATCAATACTCAATTGAGCGCGCCTTTCAAGAGGCGTTCATATCATCGGCCAGCTCTGAAAACTCAATATATGCTGCTACTAGAATGCTCGGCGTCCGGCCCCGGCGCAAGCTCCCCGCCGCTGTCCAAGTGACCTTCACCCGGCAAGATGTCGCCACCTATTACGAGATACCAGCTATCTCCAAGTTTACCATAAACAACGTGGACTACTTCAGCCGTGAAAAGATAGGATTCAAGAGTTCTCAGACTTCGGTTAACGCCACCTTGTACCAAGGTTTAGTTGTTACTGAAGTAGTGACAAGCGATGGTGAGCCGTTCCAGGAGTTTGTCTTTGGTGATGGCTCTCGCTCTGTTGCTGACGCCGACGTGCACATTACCATAAACAGTGTAGAATGGGAAATTGTTCAAAACGGTCCGTGGACTCTGGGCCTGTCTGAGTTCAAGTATTATGAGACTACGCGAGCAAACGGTGACGTTGGAGTTGAATTCGGTAATGGGGACTACGGTGCAATCCCCACAGTAAACACCAAGATAACCATTACGTGGGTAAAGACCCTGGGTAAGGATGGGAACGTAACGGCCAACGGGTTGGTAGTCAAGTGGACGGATATGCCAACGGGGATACTGATCTCTGGGGTTACCACTACCCCATCATCAGGGGGTGATGATGAGATATCGCCATTTGAATACCGGAAGACCGCCCCTAACCTGAGAGCTGCCAACTCTCGGGCCGTCAGACGTTCTGACTACAAGGACTTGGCTATCCAATTCTCTGGGGTGCGCGACGCCCTGTTCCGGGGGCAGGCTGAGCTTGCGCCGGGGCGTAGGTCGATGATGAACGTTATTGGGGTCACCCTGTTGACCGATACTCTATTTACAGCTACTGAATTCTCCAAGTTTGATACTGAATTCAAAGAGAACCTGGGAATCTACCAATGCGAGTTTCTCAGGATAGACCCGACTCCGGTTGACGTGTCTATCAAAGCTACGGTGTATTGTCGAGCTGAAGCCAACTTGAATGACGTGAAGGCAACGTTAACCAAAGGCATAGAGGCCCTGTTTGCTTATCGCCGTGGCTATCTGGGCTACAATATCTATCGCACTGACATAACCGACGTTCTTAACGGGCGAATAACAGACAGCCCCAATGAATCACTTGAACAACAGGTAGAATATGTCGTTCTGGACACCCCGACTACAGACACGGTGCTCGTTGACCATACCTATTACGCAAGGTTGATCTCTGTTGACCTGACTTTAGCCTACACTACACGAGGCGGTTTTGGCGGAAGATTAGACCTGGCCCCACAACAGTAACCAAAGGTAGAAGATTGTGAAAGAAAAGAAGCCAAACTATCTAAACTACCTGAATGAGGTCA